GTCTATTCGACAAGGACGGAGATAGGAAGTATCACGTTATACTACAAAGTGGACGTGATTTCATTCTTAATGCGTCCAAGGACGTAGAATCAGTTGCATGGGAAGCATATGAAGAAGCTTGCCTTATGGATGATTATCTTGTAGACATTATTCCTGTAAATTAAATGACTAAACAAAAGAAGAAATACTTTCCTAACAATTGGAAAGCATACAAGGAAGCACCTGATCCATTCTTTATGCCAATAGCTTTTGATGAGTTCATGGATTGGAAGATACATGGGTATGAAATACCATCATCCGTTGTCTGTATGATTCGTGAAACCAACAGGAGAACAGGTAAAGTTAAGGAATATGTATATCAAAGAGAACACGCTGCAAAAAACAAAGCACGTGAGATAATGGATATAGGTGAATCAGAATTTATAGTATGTACACCCAATGAAATTCACTACATGGAACCGGAGTTAAATTATGACGAGTTCGAAGATCCGCTCGCTTGATGACATATACACATATGAACAACAAGCAATAGATCTAATTAATATAGATCATCCTAATGCTGATGAGATTCACAGTCTATTAGTTGACCAAGTTAATGATGAGATCTATGACTACTACCATTCCAAAGTCTCTGATCGATGAACAAGTTGAACTTGAACGCTCACAAGTAAGACAAGGACTTAAACGATTAGGGGATCAAAACCTTAAATTAGAACATAAGAGTTATGCGTCAGCTACTGTTTACGGTATCTCTTCTATTGACACTCTATTACCTTCGTTGGTTCATAGAATTGAGCAAACTGTACTTCGGATACACAAAGGACACAATGGATTGGCATTTAGGGACATTCACAAGTTTCTTAACAATCTAGAACCTTTAGCCGCTGCAGCAATAGCATGTAAGTTAACCTTTGATAAAGTATTTAGTTTCAAGGAAGGAAGTAACTACGCTGTTAATGTATGTGATTCGATAGGACATGCAATAGAAGATGAATGCCAGATGCGTCACTATGAAACTCATGCCCCTGGTTTATTAGCAACACTAAAAAAGAACTATTGGCACTCTTCAATCGGTACGCAACAGAAGATTGTAGTTATTCAAACACTAATGAATCGCTACAACGTAGAACGATGGACACCTTGGGGTCGAGCAACCCGTGTTAAACTAGGTGGATGGTTACTTGATTGCATCATGGAATCTAGTGGATGGTTTTATAAACAACCCATTAGAGAAGGACGTAAGACTACACTATATGTGGTGCCTACTCCTGAGTTCATGGATATCAAGGATGAGATCATGTCAAATGCTGAGTTATTCAGTCCATTAACATGGCCAATGCTTATTCCACCAAGAGACTGGACAAATGACACTAGGGGAGGATACCTACTCAATGAGATAATGGAAGGTCACGACTTAGTTCGACGCGGTGACCCCTTACGTATACAGGGAGAAAAACCACTCGCCTTTTTGAATAAGATTCAGAAGGTTGGATATAGATTAAACCCTTTCACAGTCAAAGTTGCGAAAGAGTTGCAAAGACTAGAAAGAAGTGTGGGTAAATTTCTCCCAATCACTCATTATGACCTACCACCTAAACCAGTGGACATAGCAGATAACAAGGAAGCTCGTAAGAGTTACCGTAGAGAAGCTGCAATGGTCATGAACAGACAGTCTCAAGAGATCCGACGTTCTTGTAGAACAAGGATGACTATGGAGGCAATAGAGAGGTTTAAAGATAAGGAAAGGTTCTACGTACCTTGGTCTTTTGACTATAGAGGTAGAGCATACCCTATCCCCGCCTTCCTAACACCTCAAGACACTGACTTCGGGAAATCACTCATAAGTTTTGCTGATGAGTCACCTATGACTAAGGACGCTGAAGAGTGGTTAGCATTTCAATGTGCTACAACTTACGGTTTAGACAAGTCAACGATGTCTGAGAGGTTAGAATGGGTAAGCCAGAATATTTTACTGGTAAAAAAAGTTGCTACAGATCCAATAGGTAATTTACCTGAATGGGAAGTAGCAGAAGAACCTTGGCAATTTTTAGCAGCATGTGATGAGTATTATCACTGTTGTATAGCTAAAGACAAGCTCTGTACGGGTCTACCTGTAGCTACTGATGCTACTTGTAGTGGTCTACAGATCCTAGCGGGTCTCGCCCGAGATAAAAAGACAGCCCAACTTGTTAATGTAATACCATCTGAACGTCCACAAGACGCATATCAAGTGGTAGCTGAGGTTGCTAAGTGGAATTGTCCTGATACTATTAAGGATAAGATAGATCGTAAGTGTGTTAAACGCACAGTTATGACAATTCCTTACAATGCTAAACCTTATTCAAATAGATCCTACATCAAGGATGCCTTCGGAGAGAAGGGTATAGAAATAGAGAAAGATGATCTTACAATGACCGTTAAGGCAGTAAGAGATGCTATGTCTAAGGTTGTACCTGGTCCGATGAGGGTTATGAGATGGATCGAAGATGAGGTAGCTAGAGCTATTAAACGTGGAGTCAAGGAGTTAACTTGGACTACACCTTCTGGATTCGTTGTCGTTCAACGTATAATGAAAAGGAAGGTAGAGACTATAGAACTTAAACTACTTGGTCGATGTCAAATGCGAGTAGCTACTGATGAGACTGGAGAAGTAGATAGGAATAGGCACAAAGCTGCCACAGCTCCTAACTTAATTCACAGTCTAGATTCGAGCTTACTACATTTAAGTGTAGATAAGTTTGATTTACCAATTGCTTTAATTCATGACTCAGTATTATGTAGAGCAACAGATATGACTCACCTATCTCATGTAGTTAGGGAGGTATATATGCACCTCTTCGCTGAGAATGATTACTTAACAGATTTTGCACAACAAATAGGTGCAGAAACTGAACCGCCAATTATAGGAGACCTTAAACCGGAATCCGTAATTGATTCAACTTACTTTTTTTGTTAAATGTACACATTATTCGATAGCTTCTTCTCACCCACTAGGGTAATAGTGGTCTCTGAAGAGAGATTACAACAAGCTGAGAAAGAGCTAAAAGAAAACCAACTACGTGTTATTGATAACCGTATTGATGAACTAACTGCCTATCGTGCAAATTTAGCTAAGCAAATAGCACCATCTAACAAGGTTGGTAAAGACCTTGATCAATTAGACACCATGCCTTGTGAGTATCAACCACCAGGTGGTGAAGCTAAGGAACCTCAATCACTTGAGGAGGCTTTGACAGGTGAGTAGAACTATACATACAACTAAGGAGGCAGTAACACTTGAAGGATTTCAAGCTGTACTGAAACCATCACAATATGGCTACAAACTTGGAGCTGTAATAGATCAAAAACTTGTAGATACCCTTGAAACAGAACGGGTTGAATCCCTTAAGTGGGCTGAATCCAAACTTAAAAACCCTAAACGTAGTACTCTCAAGCCCGAACCATGGGAAGAGGTCTCCGAAGGGAAGTATAGAGTTAAGTTTTCATGGGGTGAAGATAAGAGACCACCTATAGTAGATACTGAAGGGTCACCAATAACTGATTTAACCACTCCCGTATACGAGGGATCAAAGGTCAAAGTAGGTTTCTATCAGAAGCCTTACATCTTAAGAGATGGCATTACCTATGGTACTTCGCTTAAGTTAGTTGGTGTACAAGTAGTTAGTGTCAAGACTGACGCTGGTGTAGATTCAGGAGATCTCAACGAAGAAGAAGTAGCTGATTTATTCGGTACTTGCTCTGGTTTTAAAGGTGGTGAACCTAATGTAACACCCACCGAAACCGTAGATGACGAAGAAGATTTCTAAGGACGCATCTCTTGCATGGGCTCAGAAAGCCTACGATAAGTTAAAGAATAAAAAACCTATTAAATTTAAATCCAAGTTAGAGGAGAGGGTCGCTGACCTTCTCACTAACCTGGGAGTAAGTTATGAATACGAGTCTGTTAAAGTTCCTTATACCATTCAACACAATTATTTCCCTGATTTTATTCTCCCAAATTATGTTCATCTCGAAACAAAAGGATACTGGGATCCCAAGGATAGAAGAAAGGTGCTCGCAGTTAAGCGGGACAATCCAGATTTAGATTTGCGGATGGTATTTCAAGCACCATATAATAAAATTTCAAAGAAGTCCAAGACAACGTATGCACAATGGTGTGAAAAACATGACATACCTTGGACACATTTTCACGATATACCAATTGATTGGTTAGTCTAATGGAAAGTGACTTCGTTAGGCACATGCCTTGCGAGAATTGTGGATCATCAGATGCAAACTCATTGTATTCTGATGGTCACACATACTGTTTTGTCTGTCACAATAGAACAGGCGACAATGATGTTATTCACAGTCAAAGAATGACAAGTACAGTTCAACTTACGGGATCAGCCGAACGGTTGCATAAACGTAATTTATCTGAGAAAACTAATCAATTCTATCAGATTTACAGGGATGGTAATACATTACGCTTCCCGTATCATACATCTGATGGCATATTACAAGGGGTAAAAACAAAAACCAAGAAAAAAGACTTTCGCTATGAAGGAATTCCCACTGATACCTTATTTGGTCAGCATCGTTTTCCTAGTACTGGTAAACGTATTGTTATTACTGAAGGTGAGCTAGATGCAGCATCGTGTTACGAGGCTATGCCAGGTTGGCCGATGGTCAGTCTGCCTCACGGAGCAGCTTCCGCCAAAAAAGATTGCCAAAAACAAATACCCCTATTTCAGGGATATGACGAAGTGGTGGTCTTCTTTGATAACGACGATGCAGGACGGAAAGCGTCTGAAGAAGTTGCGAGCATTATACCACCTGGGAAAGCAAAAATAGCAAAGCTAGCTGGGTATAAAGACCCGTCAGAAGCTTTACAAGCTAATGATCACGAAGCAATAAGAAAAGCTATATGGGA